AAAAAAGTTATTGCTGGACAACTAACTAAAAAAGATAGCCCAGTTATTAGATTAACCGTAGATGTTGATGGTGTTGAAAAACAAATAACTTGTACTGATGATCACAGATTTTACACAATTAATAGAGGTTGGGTTGAAGCTAAAGATTTAACAGAAGAGGATGACATACAAGAAATGAAATAACAAAATTCGTTATCTTTTTACCTACCTCCCGTATATTTATATAATAAAACAATATGGGAGGTAAAGTAAAAAAAGGTAGTGTTAAAAATAGGGGTTACATTGGATACCATGAAACGTGGGATAATAAAAAGATCTTTTTAAGAAGTAAGGCTGAATTTATTGTAGCAAGGATGTTAGACATAGAAAAAATACCGTATTTAACTGAATATAGAGATTATAGGATAAACGGTGTTGGTTATAGACCAGATTTTTTCATCTTTGAAAACACACAATACGGTAACATCACTAAAATAATAGAAGTTAAAGGACAAGATAATAAACGTGAAGCTTTAAGATATAAAGAAATCTTCGGTGAGTATTTTGAGAATATAGGTATAACATATAGCGTTATTTGGAACCTAAACCCAATAATAAAAAAATATAAGTTAGACGATGATATTGGTGATTGGATAAAAACCTCAGTAAATAAATACGATAATATATCTGACGTTAGCGGTGAAAATAACCCAATGTTTAATAGAAAACACAGTGAAAATACGAAAAAAAAGATTTCAGATTTAGCTAAAGAAAGGACTACAGATGTTGTGTATAGAGAAAAAATGTCTAAAGCACAAAAAGATTTTTGGGGGACACAAAAAGGGGTTGAGTTAAAAAAAATTATATCAAATAGGATGAAAAAACAATATGAACTAAAAAATCCTATTATAAAATATAGTTGTAATAAATGTGGAGTGGAATTTAATAAAAGAAAAAACGATAATAAAATCTTTTGTTCAACAAAATGTGAAAGAGAGTGGAAGTATGATAATATTTATGGTTATGGGAAACATACAAACAAGGTTGATGGGTATAGAAAAAATATACTAACATACATTGATAAGATCTTAAATTACTACTATATTTCACAAGAAGAGTTTTTTACTGACCTAACCAATATAGTGAATAAAGCTAAACAAGACGGAGTCATACCAAAAAATAAAGGTATAACATACGAAACATTAAAAAAATATAATATAAAATAAAAAAACAAAAAAATGGCTAGATTAAAAAAAATTGAATATTTAGATGAAAAACACGATGTTTATGATATTGAAGTAGAGGATAATCATAACTTTTTTGTTGAAGGGGTTTTAGCCCATAACTGTGAAATTGCATTAAGACCAAACCAATTTTGTAATCTTTGTGAGGTAAATGCTAGTGACCTTGAATCACAAGAAGATTTTGAGGAAAGAGTAAAGGTGGCATCATTTATTGGTACATTACAAGCTGGTTATACTGACTTCCATTATCTTCGTGATGTTTGGAAAAAAACAACTGAAAAAGAGGCTCTTATCGGTGTCGGTATGACGGGTATTGGTTCTGGTGTTGTTTTAGAGTATGATATGAAAAAAGCAGCAAAAGTTGTTAAAGAAGAAAACGAAAGAGTTGCTGGATTAATCGGTATCAATAAATCAGCAAGAACTACTACTGTTAAACCATCAGGAACCAGTTCGCTTGTATTGGGTACTTCTTCAGGTATTCACGCTTGGCATAATGACTATTACGTTAGACGTATTCGTGTTGGTAAAAATGAATCTATTTACATATATCTTTATATTAATCATCCAGAACTTATTGAGGATGAATTTTTTAGACCACACGATACAGCAGTAATCTCTATACCACAAAAAGCTCCAGAAGGTTCTATTTTAAGAACAGAATCGGTTTTCCAAATCTTAGAAAGAGTTAAAAAGGTTTCTCAAGAATGGGTAAAAGGTGGGCATAGAAGTGGTTCTAACACACATAATGTATCAGCAACAATCTCTGTTAAAGAAGATGAATGGCGAACAGTTGGTGACTGGATGTGGGATAATAAAGATTTTTATAACGGTTTATCGGTATTACCCTATTCAAACCATACATATACACAAGCCCCTTTTGAAGATTGTACAAAAGAAAAATACGAAGAACTTATGAAATCTTTAAATAATATTGATTTAACAAAAGTAATTGAATTAGATGACAATACTAATTTAAGCGGGGAAATAGCTTGTAGTAATGGACAATGTGAAATTGGTTAATATTAACAATAATGATTAAATAAAAAATTTTTATTTCACATCACAATCTCCCATATATTTATATGTATATGGGAGATTTTTTTATAGAATATATTTATAAACTTGAAAATAAAATAAACGGTTAACAAAGAGACCCTTCAAAAGAGGGTTTTTTTGTGCCATTTAGTTTTTATTTTTTAATAGTAAATTTTATTCTTAGATATTTATAAATAAAAAATGGCACAAAAAGCGTACATAAATATACAGTTCCCTTTTCAGGATGACCCAGACGGTAAATTCTTGAAAATGAATCAAGATGCCAAAAGGGCAATTAAAGCTGATTTGGTACATTTACTTTTAACCAATAAAGGTGAAAGACTTTATTTACCCGATTTTGGGGCTAATTTACGCCAATATCTTTTCGACCCAAACGATGATATATCCGCAAATGCTATTAGAAATGAAATAAATGAAGCAATAAAAAAATTTATACCCAATTTAAATGTGACACAGTTAACAGTCACTAAATCAGAAAATAATGAATATGCTGTGGTGGTTAGAATTGATTACTTAGTAACAGTTTCAGCTTTACAATCCGCAGATTTTGTAGAATTAGAAATATGATAGATATAAAAAAATTATAAATGGAACAGAAAAAAATAAAATGGGTTAAGATAGTATTAGATAAAGATTTATTATATAATAAATATGTTATAGAAAAAAAATCTATTAGAACCATATCTAAAGAATTAAATTGTTCTACACATATTGTTCATACTAATTTAAAAGAATATGAATTAAATAGGAATCATAGTGAAGCTAAAAAAATTGTATTAGAAAGAGATGGGCATCATACGTCATTTGAATTGGATATTAATATAATTAAAAAATTATATTTAGAAGAGAAACTGTCTTCAAACGAAGTGGCTAAAAAATTAAATTGTAGTAGATCTAAAGTGTTAAAAACCTTAAATGAACATAATTTAACAAGAAGTGTTAGTGAATGTTTGGTTGGTAGAATTCCTTGGAATAAAGGTAAAACTAAACATACAGATGATAGACTTCGTGAATGTGGTGTTAAAATATCTAAGACAAATAAAGGAAATATGATGGGCTATTGGACTGATAAGATTAGGGATTTAGAAACTAATAATAAAATATCTAAAGCTCATATGGGTAAAAAAATATCAGAAAACACTAAAATTAAAATGAGAAAATCGGCTATAGATAGGATACAACAAAGTTTAAAAAATAATAATCAAATATTTCCAACTTATAATAAAAAATCAATATTTTTTATCGAAAAATATGGTAAAGAAAATGGATTTAATTTTAAACATGCTGAAAATGGTGGTGAATTTTACATAAAAGAATTAGGTTATTGGGTGGATGCTTATGATCGTAATAAAAATGTAGTTTTAGAATTTGATGAAAAGTTTCATGCAAAACAAAAAGATAAAGATAATAATCGTCAATTAGAGATTATAAATTACTTAAAATGTGATTTTATAAGATTAAATGAAAATGGTGGAGAAATTTTAAATATAAAATATAAAAATGGCAACTAATAATAAAGGCATAAACTACTTTGCTAGGAACTTCCTAGACGTAAGAACCGAACTAATAAACTATGTAAAGCATTTTTATCCGCAGCTTTACAATGATTTCAACGATTCGTCACTTGGGACTATGCTAATTGAGTTAAACGCGGCGGTATCAGATATGTTATCATATCATACAGATCGAATGTTTACAGAGACTCAGATAGATTATGCACAAGAACGTCGTTCTATCATGAATATTGCAAGAACTCTGGGTCTTAAAATACCAGGTAAAAGAAGTTCTATCACTCTTGTTGATTTTTCTGTTACAGTTCCGGTTTTTGGCGATACTTTTGATATTAGATACGCACCAGTCATTAAATTTGGTTCCCAAGTAGTTGGCGGTGGTCAGACATTTGAAACTTTAGAAGATATTGATTTTTCATCTCCCTTTAGTTCTGGTGGAATACCAAACAGACTTATTCTACCTAATATAAATGCCAACAACCAAATTGTTAGTTATAGTTTGGTTAAAAGAGAAATCGTTAGTAACGGTGTTACAAAAATTTATCGAAGAAGTATTGGGACAAATGATTCGGTACCATTTTTAGAAGTGATATTACCAGACACAAACGTTGTTTCTATTGATTCTATTATAATAAAAGATGGTACAACCTTCACAACAAACCCAACAACATCAGAATTTGTTGATGATGCCATAAGATGGTATGAGGTAGATTCGTTGGCTGAGGATAAAATTTTTGTTGCAGACACCAATAGAACTACAGACAATAATGGTATTGCACCAGGTAAATGGAAAACGATTACTAGAAAGTTTTTAAAAGAATATACTGATACAGGTTTTTGTAAATTAACTTTTGGTTCTGGATTTTCCGATAAACAATATTTAGATTCTTATTCAAATGATTCTTATGTTTTACAAATAGCAAACTTTTTTAATAGTACTGCATTAGGAGAAATCCCTAAGCCAAATAGTACGATGTTTGTTAGATATCGTATTGGAGGTGGCGCTGGAGCTAACATTGGTTCCAATGTTATAAATGCTATTGGTTATGTTGAGATGATTATTAATGGTCCTAATGCAACTAACAATCAGTTTGTTAGGTCTTCATTGAGAGTTAATAATCCTGTACCTGCGTTCGGTGGGGCAGGTGACCCAACATTGGAGGAAGTGAGATATATGACAAAATATAATTTCGCGTCTCAAAACAGGGCGGTAACCATTAAGGATTATGTTGCAACTATTTTTAAAATGCCAGGTAAATATGGTGTTCCTTTTAGAATGCAAGTTGCTGAAAATAGAAATAAAGTGGAGTTTGCTATATTAGGTTTAGATTCTGCAGGTAAATTAGATAATTCATCAACAAATACGTTGAAAGAAAATATGGCAACTTGGTTGGCTGAATATAGAATGATTAATGATTATGTTTTAATTCGAGACGGTAAAATCATTAATTTATCTTTTGAAATCGATGTCTATACCGATAAAGCACTAAACCAAGGGGAAATAGTTAATAATGTTATTAACACTGTTAAAAACTACTTATCCATACAAAAATGGCAGATGGGTGATAATATCTATTTAGCCACATTAATCGAAGAAATAAATAATGTTACTGGTGTTTTAAATGTTACCGATGTTAAGGTTTATAACAAAGTAGGTGGTAGTTATTCAGCAAACGCAATATCACAAGCTTATCTTGATGAAACAACCAGACAAATAAATTTAACTGCTGATTATGCTCTTTTTGGAGAGTTTGATACAATGTTTGAAGTTAAATTCCCTGATACCGATATTCGTGTTAGAACAAAATCATAATGGAAAGTAACAACTACTCAAATTTAATCGGTAGCAAAAGGTTTAAATTAGCAACAAACACCGATACAAATATTCAAATCCAGTTGGAGGAAAAAACAAAACCTCTAAATGAATATGGTGTTATTAAAATTGTAGATTTAGAAGATGTTTTTACCGAAGAAAGGGATTCTTGTAAAAAATACCGAATTAATGGTAAGTTAAATATTTACACTGGTAACAAATTATCACCTACTGTGACAAACAAATATTGGGATCCTTTGTTTTATGGTAACCCACCGTCACCGCCTAATTGGGTTATGCAAGTCTTATACCCAACAAGTAATGATTATAATATGATTGTTGGTGATAATGAAGCTTATAGAGGTTTAGATTTTAAACGATTATCAACAACAATCATTAACGGTAAAAACAAATTAACTATTATTGGTCGTCAAAAACATAATTTGTTTGTTGGTGATTTTGTTTATTTATATAGTAAAAACACATCATTACAACTACAAGGTTTTTATCAAGTACTAGAACTAGGTGTTGATGGTGTAAACAGTGATACGGATGTGACATTAGATTTTGATGTCGACACTACACCGAATGTTGCTGGATCTTTTTTTAGGGTTGTAAACGTTTCTTATGATGATGTTAATACCCAAAAAAATTATAAACTACTAAACCAAATTGTTGCTACCGATATTAGTGGTTCTACAATAGGTAGTTATATTTTAAACGAAGTAAGATACACCACAATAACAACAAATTTACCACATAATTTATTAAAAAATAATTTTGTTGAAATTCTTGGTGGTGGCACAACGGTGTTAAACGGTCTTTGGCGAGTTTACAATGTTATAAGCCCAACAAAATTCGTTATTAAACTTTTTTCCTCAAACGTTAAAGGAACAATAACACCCATAAACGCAACAAATCAACCAAAATATAAAGTATTAAATGCAA